TGAGAAGCTCGTCGTATGCCTTCCTAAGCTCTTCTGGATCTCTCTCGACCGTAGGTAGGTGGTAAGGACGGCTGTTGTGGACAGACAGAAGACCAAGAGCAGTATAACCATTAGGCTCTTCGAGATGAAGAAATCCAACGCCATAATTCTTTTCCTTTGCTTCAGGATCTGTCAGTAGATGATGCTCAATGTGCTTCAGGACTGACGTCTTACCGACACCCGTATCGGCAGTGACTACGACGAGTTCGGACAGTCGGATGCCGAACGTCTTCATATTCAAGCCGGGGAACGGATACTGCACCGTAAAGGATTCCTTACGGTTAATGATCTCGTCCCACATGTCGGAGCCGAGTTTGAGTCCGTCAGGACGATACACAGGGGCTTGCCACCACTCCCTGATATACGCCTCTGTGTCCTTGTTTAGGAGATAGTCGTTGGCGTCCTTGTGCTTTCTAGTTGTGAGGACCTTGACCTTACCGAGGGGGAAGCCCGCACTAGCTACGGACTTTGCAGCCTTTCTACCTGCCTCGTCGTTGTCGAAGTTGACCACAATGGTGTCGAAGGAGTTGAGATACTCAAAATCCTTCTTGACGTCGTTCAGGGCCGTGCTAGCGCTATGGACCGAGACTACAGGATACTTGCCCCCGTTCATCTGGAATGCCGCTAGAGCGTCGTCCTGGCCCTCTACAAGAGTGATAGTCTTCGCACTACCGGGTGGGAAGGCGTGTCGTCCAAAGAGTCCGGCTGATGATAGATTACCCTCGATAGCGAAGTGCTTATCGGCAAAGCGAACCTTGTTACCGACATGTTCTCCTTCGATACTAAAGAGGGGATACTTACTCACAGCCTCTATAGATTTACCGGACGGGGAGGTATAAACGCCTCCGACCTGCACCCTATATCGATGGACAGTCTCCTTGGTAAAACCCCTCTCTACTAGAGGAGCCGCGTATTCTACGATTGGTGTGAAATCAGTTATTGGTTGTGCCTTGGGTTTAGTTTGGGAGAATTCGTCTGACGGTGGAAAGTTCTTACCGCAGGAGAAACAATGACCCCACCCGTTATTCTGCAATGAGAATGCGTCGGACGAGCCGCAAGTGGGGTCAGGACAGGGGAGATGGTGTGCTATCTTTATCTCTTAAAAGTTACCTGGAACACGGTTTGCGATCCATACCGGATCATTCAAGACCTCGATTCGTCCAGCCATCCTTGTTTCGAAGTGGATTGGTTTAATCATTATCTCTTCGATGTTAAGAACGTTGGAAGAAGGGTTGGGTGCCTTTTTAGGAGGACGGCCCACCGTGATTTTGAAACCAGTGCGCGACTTCCAGTGCTGGACTCTATCGTAGGTGACGTTATCTTCGGTAGGAACCCTCCTACTTTTTAGTGAAAGCTCGAATCGATTGTCGATGTTGTAACTACCGTCGTACCAACACCGTACGAGATCATAGTCGAAGCTGTCTACGAGTTCTTCAGGAGTTGCCTCCGACCTACCAATGATCTGAATAGGTTTGAAGGCGTGTATCTGATTGAAGTCGACATCTCGGGGAAGATGTCTTGAGGTAAACTCGTACCCTACGAACTTTCCCTTTGTTGGGGAATTTAGAAGAATGGTATAGTAATTAGCAATAGGCGTGGCGGCGCGTGAACCGAGTTCTGGGATCCTGTCTTTCATAAGTTCTGACAGGTAAACGACAGTGTCGTCACCTTCCTCAGCGTCAATACCTAAGAAGAAGATATCGAAATCTCGGACAGGCAACCCTAAGAGAGCGTCTCGTACAGAACCCCCGGCTATTACAACGCTGGCGCCTACAGTGTCGGCAGCTTCAGAAGCAACCTTGTATAGAGAACTGATCTTTCCATCTAAGAGGGCCGTTTGTTCTCGATTAGTAGAGAACGTTTCTTTATCTACGTTCATAATATAACCTTTTTTCTTATACCCTGTACGGATATTATACACCAGATTGGAAATGTTGTCAAGATATTTTTTACGGTCTTCGACTACCTCGTGGATATCATGGAGAAATTTCTTCATCGAGAAGCCTATCTATTTCTGTCTCTTCGAGGGGATCCTCAAAAGACTCATCGACTATTAGTTGGCAACTTGTACAAGGGGTGAATGGCCCGTACTTTTCTCCCTCATATCGAGCGTCGTAGTCGACATCGTCAGGGGCGATAGCGGAGTCGCATATATAGCAACGCATTATAAACTTTCATGTACGTAGACGGGTGTAACACCGTTCCACTGTCGTCTTGTATTAGTTAGCGCTCTCGCAGGGAAAGCAATTTCAGACCCCCGCTTTCTGAGCAGGATCTGATTTTCTCGAGGGATTTTGAGGGACCTAGGGATTTTGGCATGGTGGGTCAATGCAGCGACTCCCCAATGCCCCTCGATTTTTGCACAGAAATCGATTACGTCATACTGAGGATCCTCGACGATCTCCCCTGTTTCAAAGTCGAAGTCAATATCAATATCTTTGTTATCCACAGTGACAAACCTTCCGATTTCGGACGATGTTCATAAAGTTCCGGGCATGATCCCACGTCCGCATCACCTTCTTATGAGGATGGCGGACGGTTACCCAATACCCGAACTCGCGTCGCTGGACTACGTAGTGGACACCGAATGAGGGATTGACTCGGCGAGAAATACGATACATCATTGATAAATTCCTAAAGAGTTACATGTTGAGGAAGAAGTCGCGATATCGTTCGACCGTCGTGCCGGTAATCCCCGGCGCAGTGTTGATTTCAAGGACGTATGCCCTTTCTTCCCTCGTATTGTAGATAACGTCTACAGCACCGAAGTCAAGGTCAGTGCAATTAATAGCACGACGAGCGACATCGAGGACACAAGCAGGAGGTTCGACACCCTCTCTTGCGTAGATGAATCCGTTAGCGAGGTTGCGAATTTGGAAATTTGGGTTGTCATGGTCGTGGCGTCGCCTTTTCTGTTGAACGTCGATAATATGGGAGATCGTGCCGTCGGGTCGTATTTCCTTACCGACATGAACTCGGTACTCGTCCTGTTTCTTTACATACTTTACGTAAAGAGGAGCCCGAACCAGATCATTCCGATCACTAGCGATGACAATTCCTTCACCGGAGTGTCCAGCAAGAACTGTCCTGCACACAACAGGAAAAGCAGTGTCAGGAATGTCTTCGGGCCGGGTCCAGAAGGGGGGGATGATCTCCGGGTCTCGGGCGTGGACCCGCTGAAAGAATAATAGCTTGTTACTGGCATCTCGTATATCCTCCGGATTGTTGAGAATGCGACACGTCGGGATACCCATAACGCGAGGAACTTCACAAGGGATACCTTGCGTGTTGCCCCAGTTAATCAGGGTGTCGGTACGGCGGGCTCGGAAACGACTACCATTAAGTCGTAAAACTCTTCCCCCAAGGGCGTGGGCGATTTCGGTAGCGCCACGGCTACCTACACGATATGGGATTACCCGGAAGCTCATTGAACTACTCCTCTGATTTAGTTAGCTCTAGGCGGAGGGACGAATTCCTGAAGCCTCTCGCCTCGGTGTCTGAAATCCAAACCCCCCGTACGAGAAGAGAAGGGGTTAGGCACGAAAGGTTTCTCGCATAAGGCTACCCATTCATGCCACGGGAAGGCATAACAGATCCTCTGAGCTTCCCGGAAAGTGTTGTGGCCGCGACTGTCCATATCCGGGCAGGCGTTTGCGATCTCCTCGAAGAACTCCGGAATACCGGCCTTCTCGCACAGGCGCCGTAGAATACCCGACGGACGATCCATGGAGACGGCTTCGGCCACTAAAGTCGGATTGTTGTAATCATCTACAATAGATTGGCGGATACTCCATAAAAGTTTCGCCCAATTGATTACGTCGTCTGCAGATTCCGGGGCTCGACCACAGCGAACTTCCAGACTTCCAAAATCGAACAGGTGCAGGGGGTTTAATGCCGTGTATTTCTGCCCGTTGGGAAAGTCAATTCGCCCCGTTTCAAGGAAGGCCCCCCACGATTCGAGAACTGCTGTAGTATCTTCGATACCTAACAGAAGTGATTACTCTTACGTGCGACACCACACCAATCAATTAGGGCTGGTTCTAGAGCAGCCCAGAGGGCAAAGAAAGCCGACAGTTGGTTGACCTTCCAATTGGATACATTAAGGTGTACGTGAGTAGAACATCGGTTGCTGGGGTTGAGCCGAGTACCTTTCTCGTGGAAGAGTAAGAACAGACTTTTTACAAGTTGTTCTGCTCCCGCGATAGAGGCCGGACGGTCAAGGACGTACTCAAGAGCCTCCCCCCGAAGACTGCCGTCGTTATGACCTACCCATCGTGCCCCCGTATCGGGGCAGACCACTGCCTTAGGAAAAGAACTAGGGGGGATGAGAGCTCCCCCCTCGATTTCGAGTTCGAGACCGACGTCACCGACGACAGTATTAGGTGCGAGAGGGGCGTTCATAGTTAGATTAGGAACGCCTGGGGTCTTCGGGGTAGCCGGGAAATTATCGAAGTAGCTCATGCGAGATCCTTGATAGCAATATTAGGGGAAACTTCTAAGACCTCGTCCTTGTAGAAAGACGTGTCAGGGAAGACGTGAAGAGAACCCTTACTAAGAAAACCGACTTGCTCGTTACGACGGAATAACCACGCCACTCCGCCTGCGTCACGGTAGATTGCAAACTTGCGAGAGATAGCGGAAGACGACCGTCGAGGTAGTCGGTCAAGAGTTTCATCGATAGAAGGATACGACTCAGCTAAGAGATCTCGGTAACCCGTGTTGCTGAGAAGCCCGTTGAGATTCATGTCTCTATTTTTTACAACCGAGTTATCCACAATCTCTCGAAGAGTGGCAACGTCAGGATAAAGACCGTGTCGTCGAACACGGGCAGGAACCCGACCCAGGAGAATACAACGGGGTGAGGGACCTCCGTAAATATTAACCCAACCTCCCGGAGGAATACGTCGGTAGTCATTCCAGTTAGGATCATCGAACTTGACAGTCAAGACTACACCTGTCTCGACAAAGCGGATTACAACGCCAGAACTTCGCACTTCCTCAATAAAGACTACGTCTTTTCCGTACATTAGGTACGTATGAGTGAGTCTCTCCTGAGCCTGTACCGCATCGGCCCATTTGAATTTCATGGTTAAACTCCCTTCACGATTCCCTGAATAACGGCGTTACCGCACTGCTTCTGGACAGCGTGCCAGAGCTGAGAGTAGTTCCGTCCGAAGGTTACAGTGAGAATCTTTTCGGCGGAAGAGACGTCTCCAGTGTTAATGATCCTCTGGATTACCTCCGAGGGGTGCCCGGTCGTACGGAGCACATCGTAACCTCCCCTGAGACGAGAGATCGCGTAGTTCATTCCCTGCCAGACTGCCTGCCGGTACGCCTTGTTCTTGAGCCAGACAGAAGAGGGAGTCCGGTACTCTACTCCGTAAGGTTTCGGGCGGAAGGCTCCGGCCTTACCGTAAAGTTCGCGACGTCGAGGATCGCGATCGATATAGGTCATAATAAGACCGACAGTGGCGTCGAGCATCTTGACGAAATCGGCGCAGATCTGCATATGTTCTTCGTTGTCAGTAGGGATATCGCTGCCCCATCCGATATGGAGATGGCCCGAGGCCGTGCGGAAAAGCCGATCGCCATCAGGTCGAGGATTCGGCTTGAGAGTGTACGCGTCGTAGTCAGGATCGCATCCGAGT